CTGTCTGCGCCTGCATCACTTGCCTTGCATGGCTCCTGCATCAAATCCGCTGATGGAGTTGGCAGCATCGATAGCGCGTTGCCGCAGCCGGACAGACTCATCATCAAAAAAACAAACGGTACGATTCGGATCCTGGACATATTTCACCACGTCGCGGGTTATGGTTCGGTAGATAATTTTGCTTTCTTCGCTGGCCTGGGCGGCCTTCTGCTCGACAGGCAGAATAGCCTTTTCTGCTTTGGTGCGCTTATCGGCGGCCAGGGCGTTAATGTGGTCGGCGTGCGCGTACCACCCATTCCGGTAACGTAGCTCGCCATAGCCAATACCAAGCAGGATCACCACGAGAGCGATCAGCAGAACCGTTCGGAGGCTAAAGGTCATTCTTCCCCTCCGCCAGGCACAAACTGCGTTCCATCTCGCGCCGGTTCTGGAGGCCCTTCCACTTCATGCCACCAGCATAAACCCAACGGCGCATCTCCTCGCACGCTCCGGCATGATCGCCTTTGTTCAGCTTGCGCAGCAGCGTTGATTTCGAGAACGCGTCTGAGCCTACATTAAAGACGAAGCTGTAGAGCGCGGCGCGCTGATACTCGTTTAGCGGGGCTTTGACCAGGGTATCGACCGTCTTCTTGGCTGGCTGCAGGTCTTTCCACAACAAATTGTCACACTCGCGATCGGTGTAGGTCTTCCCTCTCACGATATCCTGGCCCGTGTGGCCATCGCAGACTGTCCACACCCCGGCGACGTCTTTATAGGCCACGTACTTGCGCCCTTCAACGCCATCTTGCCCGCCGAGGAACAGGGAGGCGATCAGCATTGCACCACCACCAGCGGCGGCGATGAGTTTGTTACGCAGGCTGCTGGTCATTGGCATTTAATCTTCTCCGACTTTGACAGCGGGGCCGTACTTCTCCAGCGCTTTTACCTGGGCGTTCGTTACCTTGCGCTTGAAGTACCAGTTAACCAGCCCGGTTATGATGATCCCGGCAATACCTGCCAGTACACCAATCGCGCTCCACTCATCGGGGCTGAACTTTGTCAGAATTCCGTTCACGATGGTGCCGCCAGAGGTGCCGAGGGCGACGCCGGTTACAAGTTTGCTCATATGGGACATATCTCTCACCTCCGATGGGTCGGGGTGCTGTGAGTAGTAAAAAGGGTGTCAGGCATGAGAATTCACGCCTGCTCTTCTGATTTTCAAAGGAATACAGAGATTTATTTCGCGATAATCCTGTCAATACAGTAGGAATAGGGTCATGATGCCTTTTTCTCATACTGGAAGTGACATGAGTGATGAAGACTGGATTATCGGGAGAGCTGTCATTGACATCTTCCAGTCAGGCCCGGAGCAGGAAATAAGCAAAGAATTGCTTACCAAATTTCTCACCGACAAATATGTTGCTGTTTATGAGAGTAGCGCCGAAGTGGCCGAAATCTTGCTTTATGAATCAGCATTAAAGAAGGTAATAGATTCTTCAAATTAAACAGCGCCGTAACCAAAAAATAGCACTCTGTAAAAGGCGCCCAATGGACGCCTCTGGAAGAGTGTTATTTCGTTTTCTTGAGCAGCGGCCAGAGCAGCGCTACCGCGCCAGCCACCAGCACGCCGTCAGCCAGGATCGACATCAACTTGCTGGTAAAGTCGATGGCGATCACCAGAAACAGCAGCACGCCGGCAGCAGCCCAGCGAAGCTTAGCCATTACAGATGGTTTTCCAGACGCAGGCCGAGAGCGTTAGCGATCTCTTCCAGCACCTTGCACTCTTCCGGCTCCACTTCACCGTCCGCCTCAGCAATGGCTACCGCCACGTCGAGAACGTCCTCGGCTTCGCGGGTATCGTGCTTAACGTCTTCAATCTCACGCAGCGCCGCGCGGCGGCCAATCTTGAAGTTAGTGTCCAGCTGGCCGACGATCGTTGCGCTGATGGCGTTGATTTCAGAGGTGAACGCCGCCAGCGATGGCTGGTTGCGCAGCACCTGTTCAATCTTCGCCTTCTCTGACGCTTCACACTCGCCGTCAGCGTATGCCACCAGGTAAGCAGCGTTTACCACCGCCTGGGCCAGATCGCGCTTTTCGAACTTCTTGATGTCGCTTACTGCCTTACGTGCTTTTTTACCGAAACCGAACATAGTGACTTTCCTTTTAGGGGGTGAGCCAGCGCTCAGGATGGTCAGTCCACAGAGACGGTCACACCGACCATCACTCTGGCTCACCTCTGAAAGGCTCTGTGGTTAAAGCGCCGAGCGTGGCGCGGGTATGAAAAAGGCCCGCGTATGCGAGCCTCTGTAAATTCTTTGCCACTGCCCGGAGTGGCCACGCTCATGCCCTTGAGGTGCTGTCGCTTCATCGCCGCTAATAACCGGTGCGCGTCTGGCGGTCGCGCTGCTTTACCGGAGCTAGTTTTAATCTATGAACCCTGACCCATCACTACACAGGCTCGCTCGATGGCGACTCGGGGCAGCATCATGACTGCTGCACTGCCTTGCGGCTGCGGTCTACCCGTTTAGATCTGCATTTTCTGACCCTCCAGAAACGACAAAGCCCCACGGGGTTAACCGCAGGGCTTAAACGAAGGCAGTAACCCATCGTTAGGAAGAAATTAACACAGATTCGGGAAAAGTAAATAGCCCACGATAAAATTGCAGGCTATTTTAATGAGCTCTACCTTGTTATTCGCTTAAGCTGCTGTTCGGCCCAGGCCTCTTCAATGTCGAACTTAGTAATGAGCTGGTCGTAGAAAGGCTTGACCGATTTCTTCCAGGTGTCGAGTGTGATGGCATCAGTAATCTGGCAAACAGCCGCGTATGCCTCAGTAGATGGGATCCGCTCATAGCCACGCCCACTGCAGCGCTTGCAGTCCGTCAGAACTGGTACGCCCTGATCTTCAGTGAGTTCCTGATTAACGGCTTTACCGCGCCCCCGGCAATCATTACAGGCGCAGCTGACAACCTTTTTCCCCTTACAGGTCGGACATAGTACCCGGGCCACTTCCCGCACCTGGCGCTTAACCTCGAAATCACTCGGCGACTGTTTAAGGTCTTTGGCCCACTGTGGGAGCCTCATGGTGTAGTGCGATTTCATCGTGAAAACGTCAGCCTCAATGAACCCTTCCCCATTGCAGCAATCACACTGCTTCACGCTGGCGGCGCTGCGCGAATAGTCCTCAAAGGCGAAGATGGCCAGCTGGCGCATAACCAGTGGTTTAATCCCGGCGTCCAACTTGCGCAGCGCAGCCACTTTATCGCATTTGGTCAGCGCGTACTCGGCCAGCAGCGCGATCGCCCTCTCCCGGTCGTTATGGCTGATCCCCATTTTGCCCAGGAAAGCGCTGTAGCCCATTGCAGCGCGTTCCTGCGTCATGCCCATAGCAGCCATGATATCCGTGCCGGTGAGCGAGTCTGAGCCAGTGGCGCGCGGGGAGTCGCTGATCATCGTCGATTTGGCGAAGTGGTATTTCACGGTGTTTTCAAGGTTCATGCCCTGGTCCCTGCCATCTGGTAAATACGAATAAAGTTACGAAGAATGCGGTAATCCACCAGCACGGAACCCGGGCGGCGGTAGATGCGGAGCCGCTGCCAGCGCATGCGGAGTGATTCGATAAATTCAGGCTTCACGCAGCCTCCTGCTGTTTCAGTTCTTTGAGTTTTGCGCGGTACTCATCGCGGATCCGGATGTGGTCGTCGCGCTTCCATTTCGGTAGTTCATGTGGCCCCATCAGCGCATCAAAGCGGGCCTGGCCAATTTTGGCGATCAGCGCTGGGCGGTATGCGGTCAGGTTGCCGGAAAGGTGGTTATTACAGGGGGCGCACTGGCGATGGCAGTTGTCTTCGTTAAAGCGCAGCTCCGGATTCGCACCAGTGGTGCGAAAATGCCCGGCGTGATACTGCCCGTCATGGTGGCGGCCGCAGCTGATGCATGGAAGATGACGATCACGGTATCGGATGAACTCATTGAATGCCTGCTGGGCTTGTTTGACGAAGTGACTTAGTGGCTTAACAGCCTGGCGGCGTTCGGCATCCAGTGCCCGCTGCTTTTTGGCCTCTTCGCGCTGGCGCTGCTTCTCAGCCCGCATAGCCTCGGCACGTTTCTTTGCGGTCTGCTCTTTGGCTATGACGGTGGCGCACTCGTAGCAGCAGACCACCTGACCATCGCGCGCCGGGTGGAACCACTGGCGGCACTCTTTGTTTGCGCACTTACGGCGGGGTTTCTTTGCCATGCTCAACCCCACGCCTTGCTTTGCCATACCCGGCTCGGGCGCGGCGGATGATTGCCCTCCGGCAGCAGGGCGCTGACGGTCCATGTGATGAGATCGGCATTCAGGCTGCGCTCGACTTTAACCCCGCGGCGTCGGTATTGCTCCAGCAGCTCTTCTGCCTGCGCCGTCGTGCAGTCGGTGTGATAGAACCAGGTCTCTTTCATCGACTCAGCCCCCGAAATGCATCAGCTGCGCAGCGGTGTTCTCGGCCTCCGCTTCGCTGCGGAATGCCATGGACAATATCCAGCGCCACAGCACGTCGAGTGCTGCGCGATAGAGCTGCTGAAACTCCAGCTCGTCCATACTGGCGAACGCTATGCTTCTGGGGTGTTTACGGAGGGTGCCGTCGGGCAGTTGGATGGCGTCATAGTGGCCGGCTTCCACGATCACCCAGGAACGATAGGCATCAAATGATTTGCAGAGGCTGATACTACCGGCGCGCTTATCAGCGATTCGAACTAAATATTGCTCAGCGGCATCCAGCAGCGCGCCTTCGCTACCGCCGAACGTGGCCAGGAATTTGGCATAGCCGGTAACCAGCCTGCGCTCATTCGAGTAAATCGCGCCGCCGGTAGGCTCCCAGTATTCAAAGCCCAGGTTAAGCAGTGCGAAAAATTTACGGTGGAAGGCCGGGTTACGGACCTGTTTAAAGTCAGCCACTAGCACAGCGCCGAGCTTACATTTTGAATGCAGAAAATCGCTGGTCTCCGGCGTGGCGGGGATCAGGATTCCTGAGGACTGCTTGATGAGCTGTAATTGCGCCAAGGTGTTCACTCCGTGGCGCAGCAGGTTTACCGGCTGTTCAGACCGATGAGATCATATTATCAGATGGGCCATCAATACGATAGCCAAGACCCGTGAGGAATTGCACAACGGCATTTGGCGTGAAAATAATTTCTTCGTCCAGTAGCGGGCGCATTGAGATCAGCCCTCCGCTGCGATAGACCAAAAAGCGGTCGCCCGCCGGAAAACTACACATAACTGTTCCATCAGTCCGCCGGACAACGTCATACCAGTCAGCGTCTGATGAATTTAAAGCATTGTCACCCACATTACCCCCTGTTCAGCCGTAAAACGTAGCTCGCGCAACTTAGTAGAACCAGTCGTCAGCGCTTTCCCAGGTTTCCTGCAGGATCGTCTCTACTGCTTTCTTTTGATCTTTATCGCCACCCATCACGCTGAGGCTGTCAGTGGCTGCGCGGCGAACAGTCAGTTTGCACTCTGAGAACTGATTATTTAATCGTTTTGTTAGCTCGCTCTCAAGTGCTGACATAGCGGCGTCCGGCAGTTTTTTTGTTCGTTCAATAGTGACTTCTACACGCATAATGTTCCCTCCCACTGGAATTACTGTATAAATAAACAGTACACTCAATGGTGAGAATGATCAACTTGTTAAGCGCACAAAAAGCTTGGTACCTACTTCCAGTTCCTATCGCTAACCCATTGAATAAAAAAGCCACAACTGGTGTGGCTTGATTTTTTCCTTAGTTCATGTGCTGCCTTCAGTATTGCTTAAGTTCTCTTCAATTTTTTTAGCTGCATCAAACATCTCATTACTTA